ATGCTGGAGTTCTTCTACAATCTTGGCACTAAACTTGGGGAAGGCGCTCTGGGTGGTAGCGGTATTCCTTTGACAATGACACCGGAAGCGGCAAAGACGAAGGTTCAAGAATTGAGAATTCAGCAAAGCAAAGCAAAGGTTGGTTCACCGGAATATAAGATGTTACAGGATCAGATTAACGAGGCTTACAAGATTGCTAATCCTGGTTTGCCTGCTCCTGAATAAGTGCTGGCTGGGCAGATAAAGCGCAAGCTCCTGTCTTAAAGGCGAAAGAAGTGTGGGGAACTCCGTATAGAGAGTCCACAAACAGTGAAGATGTGCAGACCCCTGTTATAGGGACAATCTGAAAGTAAAAGATTGTTAATTTTTTAACCTATAAAGGAGAGGTACTAACATGGAAACGCTATACGGAAAGATGTTCGAGGACACGATTAAAACCGCTGCCCAACAGATGGAATCTAAGTTCCGCGATAAGGTGGAGGTTGAATCGGGTTTGAAAGGCAAAAGCAAGTCGTTTGGTTGGCTCAATGCTTCTGCTGCAAGAGAGAAAACTGTCCGTCATTCTGATGTAATCAGAGACGACCCTGGTGAAAATCGGGTTACTGCTTACATGAGATATTTCTACAAGGATATCTCGATTGACACAGTCGACAAGCTCAAAACTTTAGGTGATTTGAATTCACCTTCGGTCAAAACTGTTTCGGGTGCGTTACGCAGACAGCTTGACGATTTGATAATCGTTGCTGCGACAGCGACCAAATACACCGGCGAAAATGGCACGGTTGAATCTGCTTGGGATACCGACCAAGACGTCGATACAGTTGCGACTTATGTCAGCACGCTCGACCAGTGGTTAGCTGCGCTGGAGCTTTTGGATAATGGTAACAACGACGAGGAAGAAGAGAAGTTTGTAATGATATCCCCGAGAGTTAGAACTGCGCTATTGAATGTAGCCAAACTGACTTCTGCGGATTATCAAACATTACAGGCGCTTGTTCCCGGTAAGTTTACCGAGCCAATCTTAGGTTTCAAATGGGGAGTTTCAAACAGGCTGCCTTTTATAACTGGGACTACAAGAGGATGTTTGGCTTGGATTAAATCGGGTATCGGACTTGGTCTGTGGGAAGATATCAAGACCAGAGTTAGAGAAAATCCCGATAAACATTTCGAGTGGGAAGTGTATGCGAATTTGAGTGCTGCTGCTACTCGTATTGAGGATTGCAAAGTCGTTCGCATTAAATGCGACGAGAGTTTGGCTGTTACTGCCCAATAGGAGGACTGGGCTTGTAATGTTTCAGAAGTATTTACTTTAACTTAGTTAACAAAGGAGGTTTATTATGGGAGTTTCAATATTGAAGACCGACAATTACGATGTCTATGTGGATAATGTTCCTGCCACAGACTCCGCAATTTATGCCGGTCAGTGGGGTGGAAAAGTCAGAGTTCAGATTGGTGGGGTTGATGTCAGTGAGATAGAGGCTGGAAGCACTATCTTTATTGCCAAAATCCCCGAAAAATCTACTCTGTTGTGGGGTAAGATTTTCATCGAGGCAAACGGAGCTAATGTAACGATGGCAGTTGGCGATGGCACTACGGCAGATAAGTATCTTGCCGCAGCCAACGCTTCTGCTGCTGGTATATTGGCGTTCCCGCTCTTGATAGGGACTGCTAATCTGCGGGTTACGGTTGATACTGATATCGTAATCACCACAGCAGGCGCAACTATTGCCGCTTCAAAAGCTATCAAGACACAGATTGCCTATCTGTTGGAATAGGCAGAAACTTGGGGCGGGGAGACCTAAAATCTCTCCGCTCCGCTAAAGGTATATTATGAACGCTATCAAAAAGACGCTGTTTACTTTAAGGGTTGATAACTACTCACCCGAAATCTGTGATATCACCTATCCGTTCTTAAAGCATTATGCCAAGAAGATAGGCGCTGATTTCTACGAGATTACAGAGCGCAAGTTCCCTAATATGCCTGTTATGTACGAGAAGTTACAAATCTATGAGCTGGCTAAGGAAATGAAGAACGACTGGAATATCTATCTTGACGCTGATGCTATTGTTCATCCAAACGCTTTAGATTATACGGCTTATCTTAAAAAGGACACCATTGCTCATTACGGGCTGGATTTTGGCAATATGCGGTTTGCTTACGACCATAACTTCTTGCGGGACGGCAGGAATATCGGAAGCGCGGGCTGGTGTGTTATGGCAAGCGACTGGTGCGTAGATTTGTGGACTCCGCTTGATATACCCTTAGCTGAGGCATTGAAAGCCATTACACCCACAAATTTAGAGGAAGCAAGGGGTATAAAGCCATCCCATTTATTTGACGAGTATGTTATTTCCCGCAACATAGCCAAATTCGGGTTAAAGGTCAAAACGATTAAGGGTATCATGGAAGAGGTAATGCCGGGCGGTAATTGTTTCTGGCATAACTATACTATTCCCACAGAGCAGAAGGTTGAGGAATTGAAGAAAATCGTTATGAGTATGAAAAAATGAGACAAAGAGAAATAGTCAGGTGGTATTGTAAGGGGTATAAAAAGGGAGAATCGGAAAGAAAGAAATTAAGAGGCACTCTTAAAAATGTGGTTCATCAACTTATGAAGGAAAAGCCAAAATCTTTAGGGTTTCTTCTTTATCAATTAGGCGTAATTCAAGGAAAATTAGGGGAAGATAAAATATTTACAATATGATATACATAAAAACTTTAGAGCAGGCGAATATAGCACAGCCGATATTTGGTTCTTCGGCTGGGGATGATGTGCGGGTTACTCTGCAACGGCTATCCGATAATTTCTATTACAATTTCAATACTTACGAATTTCAGGCGGATTCTACCTACGGGACAATGTCTATTCAGGGCGTTTCGTTCTGGACGGCACAATTTACTCCGCCAAAGGACGATGTCTATTTCGTCAGTATTGAAGATATGGATTTGGTTTTCCTTTCGCGGGGCCAGTTCGATAGCGATTACGAGTGTATAGTTAAATACGAATATCCCACAACCCAATTCTTTCAGATTTACCATTCCGTTGCGGGTGGCGTATTAGACACCGGTTGGATACCTGTTTCCAAGATTGCTATCTGTAACTTGGCCCTGCGGATGTTAAAGTTAGAAACTATTGAAGTGTGGGGCGAGGACAATGCCTCTGGCAGGGAATTGACTGCTGTCTATGATTATCTGTTAAGAGAATTACTAACTGAGCATCCTTGGAACTTTGCGACTAAGCGTGTGGCATTAGAGTTGTTAGACGAAACTCCTGCTTATGAATATACTTATGTCTATGAGTTGCCTGAAGACTGCCTGCGGGTATTGGAAACTGAAGATGATACCGAGTATCAGGTTGAGAATAACAAACTCTTATCGGATGAGGCGACTCTTAACATCCGGTATATTGCATTTGAAACCGACCCAGAGAAATATACTCATAATTTTGTTTCAGTGTTTGCTCTGCGGTTGGCGATTGAAATGGCATATCCGTTGACCGGCAATCCTGCGCTTAAAACGGCATTGGAAAAGGATTATAAGGTTAAATTTGAGCGGGCGAAATCTATTGACGGTCAAGAGGGAACTCCGAGAAGAATTGAAGGTTCTACTTGGCAAGAGGAGAGAGTATAAATGGCTACGACTAAAGTTGGAATTTGTAATCTTGCATTGCGGAAATTGAAATTACAAACTCTTGAGAATTTTGATACCGACGATAACGAGATTGCACGGACGATGCGGGATATTTACGATTATGTATTAAAGGAAGTTTTAACCGAACATCCGTGGAATTTCGCTATTAAGCGGACACAGCTCACGGCTCTGGGCGGATTGATTACTACTTGGGCTGATGAGGGTTCAGATGTCTGGAGTTCCCCACTTACAACCGAACCCAAGAGGGTTAAGTTTGACGGGGTGTTGGGGCAGAAGGTTGCCTCTGCTGTTCTCTGTGTTGCAGAGAACGACTGGTATTGGGCGGCTGATGTGCTGTATGTCTATTCTACTGCCGACCCTGATACTGCCTATGTCAACCCCGGAATAGAAGCGATAATCCCTCTATACGGATTTGCCTATGCTTGCACGCTTCCTGCCGATTGTCTGCGTGTTACAAAAACAGAGAACGACGAGAAATATCAGGTAGAGAACGGCTTGCTGTTATGCGATTCCGCAACCATTAACATTTCTTATATTTATGACTGTAGCGATGTTACGCTATTCAGCCAGAACTTTATCGGGGTGTTTGCCTTGCGATTGGCTTATGAATTGGCGTATTCAGACACAGGCAGTATTGAGATGAGGCAGATATTGGCAGATGACGATGAGCGGAAATTGAGCAAATCAAAGGCAGTTGACGGGCAGGAGAGTCCTGTTCAAAAAGACGAAGAAGATGGCAGTTGGATAGATGCGAGGGGATGATATGAAAAGAATAATACCATTTTTAATTATATTTCTGATAGCGACTTCGGTGTTTTGCGAATGGGAAACTCACGACAAGGTTCTGCTGGGAACTTATCTGTTGGGCGAAACGATTGATGTATTGCAGACACACGAGGGATTGCATAATGATAATTTCTCGGAAGGTAATCCCTTCATTAAAGACGATACAGACCTGCTTATATCTGCTGTTTTAACGACTTCAATAATCATCTGGGCTTCTAACCATTTTGAAGGGAACAGAACGGCTATTTTAACGGGTTGTAATGCTGTTAAATGGGGATTTGTATTAACTAACCATTCGGCAGGAATAAGGATAAATTTCTGATGGCTAAATTTAACTTGATACAGACCAATTTCGCAAGCGGTATCTTCTCACCTGTGCTTGACGGCAGGGTGGATTTGGCACGCTATTATAACAGTGCAAAGATTTTAAGGAATTGGACTGTGCTGTCGCAGGGCGGTATTCAGCGGACTCCGGGGACTAATTTTATTGCTAAAGCTAAATATCCTGATGAGCAGGAGTTTGGAGCAAACCAATTAACAAATCCCGATTTTAATTGGACGCTGGCGGGCGGGGCTTCTTATGGGACGAATGGGGTTGATTTTAAGATCACGGGATTATTAGATACAGTAGCCCAAAGCGAATCTTTGGGAACGATAGAACTTAAAGGCAGTAATTCTATTGTTTCTGGTAATTATGTTTATATTGCTTTACTTGGAGGTGTTATCACGAGTTATGTTAAAAAACTAAACATAAGCGACTTATCTGTTGCCGCTACCAGTGGTGGGTTTAACGGGCGAATTTATAGTATTTTCGTTTTAGGCAATTATGTGTATATAGGAACTGACTATGGCTATGTCTATAAATTGAATATAGGCGACCTGTCAACAGAAGAAACCAGTGCTGATTTAGGGGCTCGCATTCGTGCTATTTATGCAGAAGGTAGTTATGTATATACAGGAAAAGACGGTGGGAATGTTTATAAATTAAACATTGCAGACCTTTCTACAGATACAAGCAGAGATATAGGAACAACCGTCTATAGTCTTTTTGTTGATGGAAGTTACTTATATGCTGGCAATAGTTCGGGATATGTCTATAAATTAAATATAAGCGATTTATCTGCTGCTAATCAAAGTTCTGATTTAGGCGGTGATATATACGGGCTTTTTGTTTCTGGTTCTTATGTGTATGCGGGAAGCAATAATGACAAAGTTTATAAACTAAATGTTGCAGACTTATCTACTTCAACTATCAGTGCTGATTTGGGAAGAGATAATATTTGTATTTTTGTTTCAGGGGATTATCTCTATGTAGGAAATGCTGATGATAAAGTTCACAAATTAGCGATAAGTGATTTATCAGAAGAAACTACAAGCGCCAATTTGGAGTTTGATATACGCGCAGTGTCGGTTTTATCTGATTATGTTTACGCCTTAACTGCTGCTTATGTGTATAAACTCAACAAAGACGAAATTACAACCGCCTCTCTCTCTCAACTCATCGTTGACATGGACGCTCCTCTTGTTTTGGGTAGCAAATACCGATTGGGTTTCACTCTCTCGGATTATGTAAAGGGTAGTGTAAAGATATATTGTGGTGGGGTTCTCTTGGGAACTGTATCGTCAAACAAGGCGTGGGCTTTTGATTTTACAGTTGTTGATGAAGAAGACCCTCTGCTCTTTTACTCTGATGAGGCAAGCGAATTTACAATAGGTAGTGTTTCATTAAGAGAGATTACATCGTCAGAACTCGGCACAGTCCGTCTAATCCCGTTCCAATTCTCTGTTATTCAGGGTTACGATATGGAATTCGGGAATGAATATATCAGGTTTATTTACAAAGACGCAGGGCAGATTATTTGGGATATAGACGATGTTGCGGCGTGGGCTACTACTACCGAATATGTGGTGGGTGATTTTGTTAAAACAGGCGACCCGCTTGTGATATATCGTTGCAAAATAGGGCATACTTCAGATGTCTTTGCAGATGACCTTGCCGCTGGTAAATGGTTCGCTACCGATGTTTATGAAATACCGAGTCCGTATTTGGAAGAGGATTTGGGAAAACTACAATTCGCTCAAGAAGCAGACAAGATGTGGATTACTCATCCCAAATACAAGACAATGGAATTATCAAGAACAGGGCATACTGCTTGGACTTTGACAAAATACGAGCCGAATGAAGACCCGTTCAGTCCTGAATGGGCGACTTCCATTGAATATGTAATCGGGGACTGTGTTGAACACGTTGAAGATTCAGGTGATTTTTATATCTGTCTTGAAGCGCATACTGCGGGAGTGTTTGCGACTGATTTGGCGGCGGATAAATGGGCTGTTAGTTTGGCGAATTATCCGTCAGGCGTAACAATCGGGCAGGGCAGGATATGGTTCGGTGGAACTTATGCTAAACCACAGACGCTTTGGGGCTCTGTCGGCGGCTCTTATAACGATATGGACAAGGGTGGCGGCGATGTGGCAGACGACGCTATAGAGTTTGCTTTGGGTTCCAACGATGTAAATATCATCCATTGGCTATCATTCGGGAAATCGCTTATCGCAGGAACTTCAGGTGGTGTATTTAATATATCAGGTGGCAGCAACGAAGCAATTACTCCGCTTACTCCGCCTCTTGTAAATTACGAAACGGGATTTGGTGTATTTTATGTCAAGCCACAAAAGATTGGTTCTTATCTCTACTACTTGCAGGACGATGAATATACTGTCAGGGAGTTCAAATATTCCCTTGCAGATGACGGATTTAGCGCAATAGATATGTCGGTCTTGGCTCAACTTATGGTTATGCCGGGAATTAAATGGATGGCATTTCAGCAATCACCTATTGGAATTCTTTGGTGTGGGTTAAATGACGGAAAGGTAGGCGGATTTACAAGGAAGATTGAACATGAAGTATCGGGCTGGTGGACATTTGAGACAGACGGCGATGTTGAAAGTGGATGTTCTCTTGGCGCTGGGGATAGCGAAGTCGTTCTGGCTATCAAGCGCAGGATTAACAATCAGGATGTCCGATATATTGAGCGGGTTGCTCCGTTCTATTTTGACGATGTGGAAGATGCTATCAATACTCATTCCACTTTGTCGCTGAACGACCCGAAAACAATACAGCTTATCGAAGAAGATGGCGACAATCTGGTTTTTACTTCTACTGCTCACGGGTTTGAGGTGGACGATACTCTTATCTTTAATCAAATCGAGGGGATGACCGAACTCAATCGTCAAAAGTATGTGGTTACAGCTATCACTGACAACACTTTCACGGTGGCGAAAGAAGAAGGCGAGACATATAGCGAGTATGAAGAAGGCGGACTTGCCCGAAAGTGCGTATCGAGCATAGTTGCAGGATTAGACCATTTAGAAGGCATGGAAGTCGATATTGTTACAGACGGCGCAGTCCATCCTCGTCAGACAGTTGTTGATGGCGCTATTACCCTCGATTATTTGGCTGGGTTGATACACATAGGGCTTCCCTACGAGTCATACGGGCAACTCAATAGGGTGGAAGTGGGCGGCGGCGGTCAAATGACCTCACAGGGGCTAATTAAGCGGGTTATCTCGGCTACTACGAGGTTCTATCAGTCAGGGATTACGGGTATCAGGTTAGGCGGTACAGAAACGCAGGATTTCGTTTCACCTATACCCACAACACAGCCGGAAGGATTGGCGGTTGAACTCTTTACAGGGGATAAAACTATTCCTCATCCGGGGCATTTTGAAACGGATGGTTATGTGGTTATCAGGCAGACACTTCCGTTGCCTGCGTATATAAATTGTGTAGTCAGGAAGGTAGAAATTAACGAGGGATAAATGGAAATAGTGCCTTACGATAAAAAGTATTGTGATAGATTTTCTTACAACGGGATAGAACGGGACTATGTATCTGTCGAGGAAGCGCGGGCAAAGATTGAATTTAACGCTTCTTTAGGGGAATGCTACTTAGGACTGATAGACGATAATCCTGTTATGTTCTGCGGTGTTATCCTACTTCATTCAGGCGTATTGCAGGCGTGGTTATATCTTAATACAGAAGCGAGTAAAAACAGCCACTTGTCAGATTTGCTTACATTCGGGAAATATCTGTTATGGGATAAAAGATTCCGCAGGGTTCAGACGCTTTGTATTTCGGGCAATAAGAAGGCAGAAACATTGTTAAAACATTTCGGATTTGAGTTTGAGGGCATATTAAGAAAGTTTATCAAAAATGCGGACATGAGCATGTATGCTCTGTTGCCGAATGAGGTTAAAAATGGGAAATAAAGAAGGCATTACTATAATAACATCCGCTTATAAGTCGGGTGAGTTCTTTAAGGAATATATCGAGTCCATTCAGGGGCAGACATATTTCAAAGACCACGACAACTATGAAATACTTTACGGCATTGATAACTGTAACGAAACAGCCGAACAGGTTTTGAGAATTGCCCAAAATTATAAAAATATACGCATATTTTTCTTCCCGGAGCATGTCGGCACTTACACGATAAGAAATACGCTTGTTGACTATGCTCAATACGATTATCTGGTTTTCTTTGATTCCGATGATATTATGAAGCCTAATTTTATCAGCGAAACTATAAAAGTAAGGACAAAGGACAATATTATCAGATACTATTTTGAAAACTTCTATCAGGGCGGCCAAGAACTTAATCCTGCTTCCTATAGGTTCGCTTCTCATGGGGTTCATGCCTGTTATAAGGATTTACTCTTTGAATATGGCGGGTATATGGATTGGTTCAATTCTGCGGATACAGAGTTAAAAAACAGAATGGCAAAGTATGGGATTCCATTGGTTGTGATAGAAGAAGATTTATTTTTAAGGCGCAGGCATAAAAACTCGCTTTGCACTATGCTACAAGATTGGAAGCAAAGGGACAAGCGAATACAGAGCGTTAAAGAAAACCCGAAACAAATAGAGAGATTAACGGGTAAATGCAGGGAAATTGCGCTGGACATTCCACCATACGCTTTTTATATTATTAAAAAAGATTATTTGAATATAACTTGGTTCATAGACCGAAGATGTAATCTGCAATGCTCTTATTGTAAAACGCACACCACAGAGCAGGATAGTTTCTTTGCTGATTATTCACCGGAAGAAATAAACGAAATGTTTAGGACGATACACGACAGAACGGAAAAGAAGTTAAATATACAGATTACAGGTGGCGAGCCGTTCATGTTCCCGAAATTTATTGAGATAGTATCGCTATTGTCGGAATATTCAAAGCTCACCATTCAAACGAATTTGACTCTTTCAAATGTTCCCGAAATCTCAAAGGTTAAAAATCCAAAGAATATAATTCAGATTGAAGGCACATACCACGAACAGGCGATTGGGACAGATAAGGCGATGTTCGAGACTCTTGTCAGGAATGTAAACACATTGACCGATAACGGGTTCTATGTGGTTCTCAATTATTTGGCATTTCCTAAAGATTGGGGAAATTTATCAGATAAAATAAAAGGATTAAAAACTCTAATGCCGAAAGCTGTTATCACGGCTTTACCTATCAGGACGGCAGACTATCCACGGGCTTATACACAGGAGCAAAGGGATTGCTTATATTCTGCAATTAAATCGCAAAAGCAGGCGAGAATAGACTCGGCAGAAAACAATAAGATATTTAAGGGCGTAGATTGTGGCGCTGGGGAATCGTTTTTAGTAATCTCAAATAAAGGCGAAATATATCCTTGTACTTCGGCTATGCACTCCGAAAAAATGTATATGGCCAATATAACAAAATTAGATGGTTTCTTTTTGAAGAGAATAGGCAAATGCCCGTTTGAGACCTGCGCGTGTGTATATCAAGGTCTTTATCATAGTACTAAAAACAAAAAAGTTTCTTATAACAGATATTTCGAGGAGGAATTATGGCACAGTTAGCATTACCTTTATTGATTATGTCAACAGTTATGACTGTTGCCGGCGGTATTCAGCAGGCGCAATCAATCCAACAGGCAACAGATTACAATGCGAAGATGGCGAAGATGAAAGCGGATATGATGAAGATATCCGGCGATTCAGAGGTTATGAAACTCTCTCGGGCCAAACGTCTTATGGCTGGTTCTCAAGCAATGGGCTTCTTGGCTTCCGGTGTGAAATTGGAAGGTTCGCCTTTACTTACTATGGAATCCACAAAGGCACAGTATGACCTTGATATAGCCACTTCCCGATACAATACTTCTGCTGGGATAGTATCTACACTAAAAGACAGAGAGCAGGGGATTATTGAGGGCGGGCAGCGTAAAACAGCTACTAAAATTAAAACAATCGGCTCATTGTTAGCAGGGACTTATCAAATTGGCAGTCAGATGGGAGCATTTACTCCGCCGAAACAAGTTACAGCCACAGCATTGGAACCATAGGAGATAATATGAAAATACCTACTCATGATTCAAATTTAAGCCCTACAGTTGTAACTCCATCCCCTAAGAGCGGGGCAAGTCCTGTCGGTGAAGCA